TTTACATAAATCAATAATTAATTGTCGAATTGCAGAAAAATTAATTTCTTGATTCATACCGGCCTCCCAAGAATAAACAAGATCAACATTTACTACTGGAAGTTTTTCTGAACCATTTAGAGTCTTGACTTCTTTTAATCCGGGAGAATGGACTAATGCTAATGCAGCTCTGTCTCTTTTAAGAGCTAAGTCAACATGAATAAATCTAATATGCTGATCTGTGCTATTAAACCATTTTTTAAATGTACCATCTTCATTAGTTGGATCTTCACCATATGTAAAAGCTTTTCTAACTAAATCTGGATCTCTAAAGTATGCATCTTCCATATTTGGTGGATTACATTCAAATCTTGCTGCTGCCTCAACTGGATTTCTAATATATTCTGATTCTAATTGCTCTCTCGTAATCGTTGGATTCACTTCCCACGTAGCAGCTTTTATAAACCAAGTTTTTGGTTCTTGTTTTTCTCGAGCCCCATAATAACGTTGTTCAATAAAGTCACCTCTATATCTAGGGAATGACAAAAGAATTACTTTACCGACTTCTGGGAAGCGTGACATAACAGATAGCTTACTCATATTATAAATCGCTGAAGCAGAGCCTTTTGATCTAATTTCCCCTTTTAATTCCGCATCTGTTTTGAATGCAGCAATCTCATCCAATACCACAGTTAATACTTCATATCCTTCCCAACCTTCACTTTCAGAGTGACCTGAGAAACATCTTACTGGTCTTGAAAAGAAAAATATTTCTGAAACTCTTGGCTCAAATCCTACTTCATTAAAGTATGGAGATTGTAACAAAAGATTTTTCAATGGCTCAAAAAAAACCCTTTGCGCTTGCTGTGCATTTACGGCAAGATTTAGAATATCGATATATACTCCGTGGGCTTTGCCAAAATAATTTAGAGGATCCCTTAAACAATGGAGTAGGTATGATGTATAAGCGATTGAAATTCTTGAACAATGATCTTTTCCTGAACCCTTACCCAGCATGCAAATAACTTCATTAGCAGTATATTTTTCATAATACTCACGCCCTACTTTCTCCCCGTGTATAGATAGCAGTGTCTTTTCTTTAAATATTTGCGTACTGTGTTTTACAATTTCTTCCTGTATATCCGATAAAGGTGGTAATCCTAAATATTTTTTATCCTGAACAAATATTTGAACTGGCACAGGCGTTTCAATAAGATCGTCTTGACGCAAAAGACGATCAAAATCATTAAATTCTAAATTTAGCCCAACAAAATCCGACATAATGTGCTAATCTATTATACACTATGAAAGCTTACCCGGATGTAATGTTACCCCCGTGTAACATTACAAACTTGAAATCTTACGCGCACGCAAGTTTACAAATCAAAGAATAGGGCTATCTAAGTAAGCAATTTACACCTTTATGTGGGACATTTTCCGTCTCTTTATGTAAACTTTTTTCCGTCTCTTTAGTCGGCCCCGCTGACATCCATAATCTCAAAGGCAATCTCCAACTCTCGGCGGACCTCCTCAGCAATTTGCGGATGTTTAGCAATCACATCTCTCAAGATTTTAGATAGGATTTGATTTACATTTTCAGCCTTTTGCATTCTAGAAATGTATTGGGCATCAGCTTGATTACCACCCATTAACTTATGCAGCTGGGCTTTTTTGGTTGCAATTTCCCCGGCTAACTTAATTGCTTGTATTCTTGCAGGAACCATGCCGTGATCTGTTGCAATATTTATTGTTTCCCACGCTTCTTTGCTCAGTTGATCAAATTCTTGCAAAGCCTTGATTGTATTGAATTGTATCTTTTCAAGAAAGTATGGGTCAATCTCTGCCTGTCTATTTAATATTTTTCTATATTCACCAATCATTTCTTTAGTGCGCTCAAGTGGCGCGTTCATTAAAGAACTAATTTCGTGAAAAGAATAACCTTTTACATGAAGCAACCCGGCCTGCTCAATATCAGCCAGTTCATCAATAATAGTTTTTTCAGCAGGAACTATCTCTGCACCCACCACTGGTTCAACATCTGTCATTTATTCCTCTTCTTTGGGGAATCTTAACTCCAACTTAACAGCCTTTGCTTCCCTATCTAGTCTATCATATTCATATCCATGCATCTTGATGTACTGCACTCTGTAATTAAACCAGCCCTCGACTCCCATCCAAAATTTTGAATCTGTTGTTTTTTCTAATTCAATCAACTCCTCGTCGGTCAAGAGGAAACTTAAGACCCCCAGTGGCATATAAACCACCATAGTATATCCCTGATCTTTATCGGAAGAATACTCCTTTAAAAAATCTTGAAAAGCCCTAATTATTTTTTTAACGCCATCGCCAGCAAAATAATCAATGTTCCCATTGGCATTTCTAATTCTGGGGCAATAGTCATCAACATGCGTTACTGTTCCGAATGTTCTACAAACCATCGGTCTGTAGCGATAAATCGTGCATCCACCCTTATAAAAAGCACAATGTCTTTTAGTTTCTCCACCCGGCTCCCAGTCGGCATCGTACATTGCTTCCTTAAGACTATTGACTACTCCTTCCATCCAATCATCAGCAACTTGCTGGCCCTTATCTTCATATGTTAAGTAATATTGTTGACGCAGGCTAAATGCAATATTTGCACACTCTGCCATGTGAATGGTTAGTCCAATTCGGCAGCAATTTCCGGAACCTAAGCATTTATATTGAGTTGCATTTTGTTTTGCCTCAATCACTCTAATTTGATTATAAATCATGTCTAGAGTTGCAAAACTTGTAATATCTTTTACGCTAACGCTTCTTCTCATTGATTTCATCGTCCCTTAATTTCCTTTCTTCTTTGCCTTACTCTTTTTTGAATCTCCCTTTTGCGCTCATTAGCAGCCCTCTGAGCGGCGGATTGGGGTCTTCTCATGCTCGTTGCAGACAAATTTCTGCCCTTGCCTCTAAATTTAAGAAGATCGTATTTCTTTACCCAGTTATAAATTGCCTGCGGGGTAACTTCAATACTATAAGTATTTTTAAGATGCGCACAAATATCTGTCAAATTCATCCTTCTTTTGACATACATTTCATATAAAAAAGCTTTATCCTTGTAAGGTTCACTTTGCATTTGATTCCTCCAAAACCTTTTTACAGTACCAAAGACCAATTCCTGCTGCATCTATGATATCATCATCCTTAAGATATTCCGGCATATCGGTGAAGTAATTTTTTACAATTTCCTGCACCCGGCGCTTCCTTTCTTTTTTTAATTTTATTGCAAGAGAACCCTTTTGTCCGTCATTGGCAATAATTTCCTGCTCCTTCTTGTTTAAATTTTTATATCCAATGCCAGATTTCCAAACTAATGGATTAACATCTGTAATTTGGCAACCAAAGTTATTTAGCACACCCCAGGAGTATCCTATAATGTAAGAAATTATTCTACTTGTTTCAAAATTTTGCACATAAATTGATTGCTCAATTATGCCAATTCTTGGTTTATATTTTTTATAAATATCTTTAAGCTCTTTATCAATAACAGTAAACTTTGCTGACGCACCCCTGCACTCTTTATAATTAATTTTACCGCAATCAAAAATAGATATCTTGGATGATTTTATATCATAAATGACCCAAGCTAAAGAATGAGAGGCGGGATCAATTGCTATAATCCTAGAATTCTTAACTGATGCCACAAGATTCCCAATTGTCATATTTACTGACCGCGAGCCTGTTTCTCCGACCATCCCCACGACATGAGGCGTTTGACATATCTTTCCCTTTTACAGCTTTCACAAATTTTTTCTTTATTGTAACGAGAAAGAATCGTTCCACAATTTGGCGTTTTGCAGACTCGTTTTTTATTTTTGTTATCCTTCTTTTCATAATAACTTGCAAGAAGATTTTTATTTGTAACAACCCTTCTACACTCTGGGGAGCAGTAGACAGCGTTGTATACTCTTGCTATGAAAATCTTCTTGCATTCGGGGTTAGAACACTTCTTCTTTTCCTTCTTGTACATTCTCCGACCAACATAAAGCAGCCAAATCACAAGAACTACAATTTGCCGACGTTCTCTTGTATGGTCGCTCAGGCATCTGATTATTCAGATAATTGTTATAAATTTCTGTATATTTTTTGAATAATTTTGTGATAAATTTTTCGTCTTTTTCAATGTAAATTGATAAAATCTCTTGATTATTTTTGTTTTCATAAATCACATACCCTGAATCGAGATCTAAACATTTCATGTAAATTTGAGCCTGTCTATAATGCTCGTCTTTTGGTTTGTTATAAAGTTTTCTATAGTGGAAGCCTTCGGAACTAATTGACTTCAATTCAATGAGCTTCCGACCACCCCATTCTATAATACCATCTGCTGTGCCTTCAATTGGCGGAGAATCGTATTTTACAGGTATTTCTTCTTCTAGTAAAATTCCCATATCTTTAAAATAACTGTAAAGTCTGTTGTGAACCCCGTGTCCATTATCAAAAATTCTATATGTCTGAGGACTGAACGACGACTTCATTTGAACCCCAGAAAACAAATAATACCAATATCTAGTGCATTGGTTTGTGTAACTTGGATGAAAGCCACTAATTTGTTTAAATACAGATGTATTTCTTTTTTCTAAATGCTCATCTATGCCCTCAACAAGCGTTTTTCTAATCTCTACAGCAACTTCCTGTACGACATCTTCTTTTTTTTCACGTAATTTCTTTAATGATTTCATTAATTATTTTCTCC